GCATGGCTAGATGGCGATTGACGCTTGGTGTTTAGTGCCGTAAAATGCGCGAGCACCAAGCGTATTCAGCGCCGGGTGCTCACTTGAACTCAACCCATCTACTGCATGAGCGAGAACCAAAATATCATTGCCGCGTTTCACCCAAACGTCAAAGACCTTACTGGTAAAACATTCGGCCACCTGTCCGTAATCAGGCGAGCACATAAAGATGCTCATCGGAATATTCACTGGCTCTGTAGGTGTGAATGCGGTGTAGAGAAAACCGTCAACGGGTGCGCCTTGCGTCAAGGAGCCACTGTGTCCTGCGGATGTAAGATGGGAGAAATGGTTAGCAGGGCCAAAACAATTCATGGGCAGTCCAGGTCCAGGAAGACAGGGGTGCAAAGTAGGACTTATGGCTGCTGGCAAAACATGTGTTCGCGTGTCGCCAGTAACGAAACGCTGGAAGCTAGGCGGTATGCCAAGAGAGACATACCCATGTGTGAGGAGTGGCATGTTTTTCAAAACTTCGTTGCCGACATGGGGGAGTGTCCTTCGGTGTACCACTCCATTGATCGGATCGACAACGACGCTGGGTACTGCAAGGAGAACTGCCGGTGGGCAACACAGACACAGCAGCAACGCAATAAGAGTTCCAACCGCAGGCTTGAGTATAAGGGGGTGACTATGTGTGCCTCTGAGTTTTCTGAGCATACTGGGATTGCTTATTGGAGGGTTACTAATTGCGGGAGAAAGGGTTGGACCGGGCAGCAGATTGCAGACGCATTTCTCAGATGAAGGCAGAATGTTCTGGTTCATGAATTGGCGGTGGCGGGACATCCATCACGCCGTCCACGATGTCAGCCAGCATTTCTACTTGTTGATAGAATACACATCCAGGGCATATCGTATTTGGAACTCCCGGCACCATCGGCCTTGAATACAAATCTGACAACTCAGTCCAGTGACACACTCTCCACTGGTTTGAAAACTTGTGGTTTGCGTCTGCATTGGCGGCAGTATTCAGAACCACAGAATCGCAAAAAAAGACCCCACCGTCACTATTAATGACCGGGTGCGGGTATCCCTTGTAGCAGGCTCTGGGCTGTGAAGGCGGCTTCCACTGAGAAAAGCATATTTCAGGATTAATCCTTCCAGCCATGGCTGATAAGGTCGCGTGTCTTTGGTCGATTAAGTCCGGCCTCAAGCAGTCGCACAACAGGCGGCAATATTTAGGATTGTACTTCTCCACATAAAAACGAATCTGTTCCTCTAGCCATGGCAGACGGTCATCGGCATATTCAACAACCGGAGTAGCATCATCGCCTTGATGCTTTCTAAAGTCCCTAAGAGTAGAAACCTTGCCATGATTTGGCTCATTCGGCGCATAGAAAATATCGTGGTAGATGTAGCTAAAGCCGAGCGTCGTCTTTGAAGTGTCGATGTCGGGCACTTCAACTGATCGGCGCTCATGATCTAGGCCGCTCATGGATATTCTTACCCATGTAAGTTTATCCAAAGTCTCTGGGCGAACAGTCACCCAGCTTGTTCTCCCGCATGGATATTCCTTCATCTTTAGGCCATTAGTTATCAGGCCAACCTGAAGACCCCTGCTAACGATTTCTGAAATTAGATCATTGAAATCAGCCCTACTCTCCCTGCACCTCCAAAGGATGGGATTACCACCTCCAGATATGATGACTGCTTGTAATTTTAGTGGACATAACTGATCAAGAATCCCCCTCACATCACTGAATGACAGGCTTTTACCATCCCTAGTCATCACAGAGCACATGCCGCATGTATCCTGGCAAACATCCGTTGGAAGTATATGCGCAACAATGGGTTGACCCTTCTTGTTGCGCATGTTTGAAAGTGCCTCCTGATGCCAAAATATTTTCGATCCTGTGCTGGTGAAGGACTCTTTGAGGGCTGGCTTGTCTGGGGTGGGGGTCATTCTGGTTTCCTCCCTGACATCACCAAGCTAAATTTCCTGCGATTGAGTTCACGGTGCATAGTTTGAATCACAGCATCATCACCCTTGTATGAATACGAGTCATGCTTCTGGATATCCCTGAATCCGGCTTTTATGAGGTATGCCCACAATGAATCTTCGGTTAGTATTGCCTCATGCTGCTCGAACCAGAGCGCAGCCTCGAACCATGTTGGAATTGGATTCGGCGGGTCTAGCACCTCGAATAGTTCCAGCCAATTTTCATTCCTATCCCTTGAGTAAACTTCCCTGAAGTAAGATGCATCAGGAACCGACACCAGAATTGACCCTCCTCGCTCTACGACCCTGAAGCAGTCTTGTAGTAACTTGAGTCCTGATTGTGCGGAGAAGTGTTCAAGGCAGTGGAAAAGCATGACCCCCGAGAAACTGGATTCGTGAAATGGGAATTGTCCGGTGAAAATGTCATGCTCAATGTAGTTTGGTTCACGGTCCAACGCTTCACGCTCAGGTGTTCCCAGGGGAAGCTGAGTCCTCAGATTGTCTAAGTTGATGAATGGTGGTGGTAGCCTCATGGACCCACACCCGACGTTTAAGATATTCATGATTCGTTTGGCTTGTCCCACTTCTCCCCAGAATCCTCACCCCATGATGCAGGTTTCTGGCTTCGCTTTAATAGCACCGTGATTCCACATTCGGAGTTGACTTGCATCTTGTCCCACTCGGACCATGCAGGATCAGTCATGACTTCCTCTGCGTGCTTTACGCTGCCATCCCATGCAACTGTATCATGGAGGAAGATGAGCTTGGCTCCAATGTCCCTAGCTTTCTCAGCGTCATGCTTGGCGACTGGGTAGGTATGGTTTCCGTCCACGAATACGCACTCAATGTCACTGGGCCACTCAACCTCTTGGGATCTGCCCTTGATGAGGGTTACAGTGTCACGCACTCCACACGAATCAATAGACTGGTTCCATGTCTCCTCCTGTGGTTCATTGACCCAGCAGAATGGATCAATGCAGTAAAGCATCCCGCCCTCGTTCTCTTGAATCGCCTTAGCCATCCAGCATGATGTGTATCCGATGTGGCACCCAATCTCTATGGCTCTCTTGATTCCGAGACAGCGCATGAAGGCGTAGATGAGTTTAGGGTGGTCGTATCGGTAGTTGATAGACTCTGCTGCTGTGATGAAGTTCTTGTCCTCCGTAATCATATTCTCTTAATCGTGATGAATCCGCAGCTATGCTCCCATGAGGAGTTTGCCTGCTTGATGCCTGGAACGTAATATCCACCACTTACAACAAGGCGTCTATCAATGGATTCAAGAAACTTGATCCATGTTGGGAGGGCCCAGCGGTTGATGTGAGTGGCGTCTTGCTCATCCTTGGGACAGATGTAGGGTCCGCCGTCCACTGCGGCTAGAGGCACAACAATCAGCATGGCTTGTCGCATCATGCTGGTAAGGTCAAGCATCATGGATCTGAGTGTATCAGGATCAATATGCTCACACACATCCTTGGCGGTGATAAAGTCATACGACATTGGATGTGGGTCGTAGCTTGTCCGCATAAACTCAGTCACATCGAAGTGGCAGTTAGCCACAGCCCACTCAGATACATCGTATCCAAATGCCTCGACTCGGAGCATCCTCATGGCTTTTACCAAGTATCCTCTGGCTGCGCCTACATCCAAGAGTCTATCCCCATCATTGATACCAAGGAGCTTCTTGATGGTGGCAGCTAGAGGCAGGGTGGCTTCTGGCATCCATGTGTAGTCGATGTAGTTGGACCCTTCGCCACGCAGATAGTAGCCATCATGGAATGGGGTATCACTCATTTCGCCTCCTCCTTCAAGATTCTACGCCTCTCAGCCATAACCGCACGAGCCTTAGCTAGGTTGTTGCGTACTGCTTCAACCTTCTTGGGGGAGCGTGATTTCCCGCCTTTACGCTGGAATTCAGTGATGCTGATCTTCTTGTCTTTTGCCATTCAGATGAGCGAATGAACACTAAGTTCTTAGTATTGGCAACAACTTATTTTCCATAATCTTGCCCTACGCAGGGAATCAAGAAATGTGTTGACTGTTTCTTGGATTCTGGCAGATTCATGGTGCGCTAGATAGTGTCTGGCGTTTCTGTTGTTGTTCCTCCTGATTCCCCCGGTTTAAGATTCTCCCGATTCTTGAGCCGGGGGTTTTTGTTTCTTGAAGTTTCTTGTTGCATTGACTTTTCCGTGTGGCAGTTTATCTAAACATCAGGTTTGCTCTGTAGCGCGGAGTGATCCGAGCAACTGCAAACCTGCACGAAGCCCGACTCTAGCGCTACTAGGATCGGGCTTTTTGTTTGTAGATTCTAAGCCCTCTCTACTCAACAGGGGCTTTCCTGATTCACCGTGCTCCAGAAGTGGAACGCAGATGATGACCGAGAGGAGGGATAGCGCCAAGTGTCTGATCGGAGCATCAGTTCGCCCAGCGTGAATAAAGCTAGGGAACTCGCAGGGGGTTACAGTTAAATCCGTTTAGTCGGGTTTGATGCGGCGAGGATAAATAAAGCGCAACTGGGATGCCTCTTTTTCTGCTGCCTCTGTAAGGAGGGGGTAGGGGGAGGATTTGCAGGAGGCGCTAGCCGAAACCCGCAGGCGATACAACCATCATTGAATCATTCATCACCCATGCAACTAGAACTCAATCAAGAAAGAATCCAGATCCTCATTGAAACCATTAACCGTGCCGAACATTGCCATGACTACTTTGAAAGGGTGCATGGTCAAACCATAGACACCTCACTGTTTGATAAGCTACTCGGTCCCATAAAGAGTGAGCTTCTTGCAATGGCCGATGGCCAAAAGAAAATAAACCGCAGGGAGTATTTGCGCATAAAGCAAGCAGAGCATCGCGAAAGGAAGAAAGCCCAGCTTCAATCCCTCCCCGCAAATTCCATCAAATCAGTTTGACACCCCATGATTCTTGCGATACAAGGTCACCCGTATGAAAACAACACAGAAGCTACACATGGAAACAGGGCATCCCGTATCTGCGGATGTGAAGCAAGTCGATGGGGATCGAATCCGCTTCGTGAATCAGGAGGGACGATGCTTGTTTGAGGTTCGCATCGGCGATGATCAAGCATCTATTGAGGTGCGAGCAGTCGATACGCACAGGATTGGAGATGTGATCCATGATGATGCTCTCACCATCAGGCCGGAATCATCGAATAAGATCACTCTATCAACGCCAGCTTATCCAGAACCATGAGAAAAACATCGAAGATTGGTAGAAACCACCCCTGCCACTGTGGATCAGGACTCAAGTATAAACGCTGCTGTCTCCCTAAAGAAGAAGCAGCAGACAGAGAGGCATGTGCATACTGGAAAGCCAAGATTCGCAGAGTCGTGATGGATAGACTCGCTGATCAACAGATGGCCCAGATGCCAGCACCAACTGAATCCCTCCAAAGCCCACCACCATGAAACCAACAACAAGGGAACAAGTAACAGTCACGCTACTGGTGGATCTGGAATATGAGACTCAGGAGGGGCGTGATCGAATGATTTACCTCTTGAAGGATGGTATCCCAAAGTCGGTAAGAATCTCTAGCCTCATTGATGGATGGGATCATTATCGCATTATGTGTGATGATGGCAGCGTCACCGTATCAAGCAACGATGAATCTGCAATCATCGTCACTGAGGCTCCGCAATTTACATGGAATAGTCAACTTCTACCCGGCAACGTGTATTCGTTGGAACACGCAGAAGCAGTAAACAAGAAATAGTATGGCTGGAGAATTTATCAATCTTGGCGGTGTCCTCACCCATATTAGTTACGCAGATGCGGAGGGATCTGCTGTGGTGAATGGTAGAACTTGGAGGTGGGAGTTCCATGATTGGGTTGGGCCATCGTTTCTAAGGAAGGATGGAGAGATGAGAAAATGCCAGAATCCAAATAAGGCAGTGTGGAGGGCATTCGATAAGTGGCACAAGAAATACTTAAAGAACAAGAAACAACAGAAACCATGAGCATAGAAATAGAAAACAAGCTAGACCGAATCATCCAGCTACTTGAAGAACTTCTTCAGGAAGTCAAGAAACCAAGTCTCCCTACGCAGGGTGAAGATACTGAGTGGCATAATCCTGAGAATGTCAGCATCGAGCAACTGGGTCATGGGTACAGATTCTTGAAACCTTGGGGGGTGGATGGGAGGCACAGGGGCATTGCCCAACTATGGGCATTTACAAAGTGGGCTGGTGCGTGTGGAGTTTCCGCTGGAAGTCATAGCGATACCTACCGAGTCCCAATCAACGCCCCAATCCCTCCAAAGCCATGAACGTGTCTTTTGATTACGATGACACATGGACCAAAGACCCCGAATCATGGCTCAGTGTTGCTACGCTTCTAAAGATGCGCGGACACCAGTGCTACTTGGTTACTGGTCGCGTTGGTTGGAGTGATGATATGGAGCGCATGGGTCTTCCATCATGGATGCCGCAAATCTACTGCGGCAGAGAACCGAAGGATCGGTATTGCAGGAAGAAAGGCATCGTGATTGATGTTTGGATTGATGATATGCCAGAATGCATTAGAGAAACAAAGATACTTGGAGGGGATCTGTGAATCGCAGAAACCTATTCAAGCTGATTGGTGGCGCACTCTGCGCAGCATCAATCGAGCTTACTGGAATCAAGACTAAGCTTCCTGTAATCAACTCCGCATATCGTGATTCGGAATATGAGGTTGTTTACATCATGCATCCAGAGGTGAGGAATGTGATAATGCCATTCATCGCGCATCAAAAGCTGCCTGATGGACCGATGTACAACTACGAGAATGGAAAATGGATTCAAGTCAACAAATACACATGATACCCCAAGAAACACAAATCGGCGGAACACACTACAAGGATCTGGCTATCCAGCCTGTCACCTTTATCACCGCAAACAAACTCAGCTTCTTAGAAGGATGCGTCGTGAAGCGCATGTGTCGGCATCGAAGGGCTTAACGGACCAAGGCTCTATTTGATTTCTGCTGTACGCCGTACTTTCCCAAAATACGTTTCCAGGAACTCATTGCCCCACCGTTACTAGGTCCGAGTAGTCCTGTTCCTGCTTTGGCGTTGGAGGAGAAGTTCTTTCTAGTCCTGACGAAATCGACACAGATAGCAATGGCATCAGCGGTGTCAGGCGACTTACCACCCCTAGCCCTGAGATCCGTCTTACTCTCCAATTTCATCCTCGCCGTCTCACCCTTGATGACTTCATAGCGCCTAGATGTAAGCTCCTGAGCTATCTCATTCGTGACCCCTCGAAGCTGACCATTCAGCATCAATTCCTTCATGCTCCACCAGATTTCAGTGACTCGATTCACATACTTCTTGTTGGATGGTGTCTTGTCGAATGGGGAGATTGGAAGCTCAGTTGCTGTGCCTGCAAACTGGACGCGATGAATCCCTCTTCCTGCTTCTTGGGTGATGATGTCTGCTAGTGGTGCGCCTGCCCCCGTCACATCCATCGAGAAGTTGTGGATACTCACACCCTCTGCCGCCAAATGATCCACCACCATTCGAGCTATCTGGTATGATCGAGGCGAGTCCTTCTTCGTGGTATCATCCTTCAAGTAAACAATCTTCTCTACTTGAAGAACCTTAACCCCATCAACCGATACCCCATAATCAAGGAACGCCAAACATGTGCGGTCCCCGCCCTGGGTAAAGCTCGGGTCCAATGCGGCTAGTCTAGTGGGTTTCTCCTTCCACTTCACCTTCGACATAGCGCCAGATTTCACTACGTCGCTGCCTGAGAAAACCGTGTCCTCACTCCCAGCAGCACTGAACCATGCTCGATACATTCGGAGAAACTGGGCGCTATTCTCTCCAAGATTCCCGATTGCTTGTTCATACTTCTCAAGAGTCGTGAGGTAGGGGTAGATGGTTCGGCCTGCGAGGATGTTGGGGCTTGAAGCTGCATCCAATCGAATCAGGTATCCTCGCTTGGTTTTCCAAGATTCGTCATTCATGGTGACGCTCTCCCATCCTTCGGCTGGCTCGGACAGGATTCCAAAGGCGTCGAAGTAACTAGCCGGGTTCCCAAGTCCAATAAGCTTGGTGCAAGGGTTGGTTGTTATGTTGCCGAAGTATGCCTCAAGGATGGATTCTGGAAGCTCGGGAAGCTCATCTGCCAGAAGCATAATTCTCTTGTTGTGGAAACCAATCAGCTTTCCTACAGCCTCCTTCTCATTCTTCTTCTCGGAGGCAATGAGGGCAAAGCCGCACTTGTCACTGAACTTCTCTTTTCCTGTGTGATCTACTGTTCGCACTTGCCCCGTGGCATCAAGGATCTTGTATGGTAATCCAGGACATGCTCTTAGGTAATCAGTGACCGAACCCCAGCTTCTCCTCCGAGAATCTTTTAGCGAGGTTGAGGTAACTAGGATCATTGTATTAGCTGGATCTACTAGCCACCATACAATCGAGAATACTGATGCAGTATCAGTCTTCCCCGAACCACCGCACCCAGCTACGGAGAGCACATCATGCTCACACATAGCTTGCGCCATGCGGATGCTGTACGAATTCCAGTCAAATCTCTTCTTGGACTCACTATGATTGAAAAGTATGTCCACCACATTCTTGAAGTGACCATATCTACCAAGCCCTCCTTGCGATGGTTTCCTGTCGGCATCGAAGCATTGAAGATTCGCAAGTAAGATCGATGGAGCATCAGCCCTTAATCCCCGCTTTCCGTACATTTCGATATAGTCACCCTGTATCTTAATGCCGTCATCCCGCATGATGCGCAATTCTTGATCGTTCATCCGAACACTATGCCTGATTCAAAGTTCTTTGCAACAAATCGAACCCCAGATACAAAGTTGTTATTGACTTGAATCAATGGATCTGGCATGATTCACACGAACATGAAAACACGAATCATTGCCATCATTGCCTCGCTTATTTGTATCTCGTCCTGCACCAAGCCAGATGAGACAGTCAGGGTTCTTGAGCAATCAGGATACAAGAATATCCAGATCACCGGATGGAGACCCTTATCCAAGTCTCAAGATGACACATTCTCCACAGGGTTCAGGGCAACAAGCCCATCTGGGCAGATTGTCACTGGAACCGTGTCATCTGGTATCCTGAAGGGCGCGACCATTCGCCTTGATTAATCCATGAGAAGCATCGAATCAATAGCCACACTAATCGGAGTCACGTTTGGTATTATCATTTTCAGCCTAGTGTTTACCTTTGCTCGCGTGACCGATTTAAAGAGAAGCCAAGAATCCTACCAAGCATGGATCAAGCAAACGGGAAACCCCAAGGATCTAACTTTCGATGAATTTGTGGCGCTGAGTCGCACGGGGTTCTTTGGACCTAAGTGATGAAGAAACCCCGATCCAAGAAGCTGATTGAAGTCTCATTGCGTCCCTACAACGGGAGACTCTTCATTGCTCCAACAAGGGAGATTTACGAATCAGCACACAAGCGACTATTCAAGGAGCCTGATGTCCTGAATTCAAGCCAAGCTGGAAGATTCTCAGGCGGGTGTGGCAAGGATGATATGTGGACGTATCTTGTGTGGCCAACGAATCATGCATATCTGGCCCATGAGTTAGCGCATGTTGTGGTTCATGTATTCCACCGATGCAACATTCCAATCACTTGGGGTAATGATGAGCCATTTTGCTACCTTCTATCGCAACTGATGCTAGATTCTGAGGTATGCCTGAAGTAACCAAAACGCCGAGAGGTAATAAAGAAAGGATGTCGATCCTTGATTCCATGGTTTTTGGCGAATCAATAGTCATTGATTTTGATTCGGTTAGTCGATGGAGGACGACCGCAAATGCAAATGGCATCCATATTGCAACTAGGAGAATCGACATAAATCACTCAATGCTTATTAAGGTGGCAACAAGACAATACAAGAGACTAAGAGATAGGATTTTGAATCCTGTCACCATGAGTAATGCCAACATAAAGTACGGTTTGATTTATCCTGAGCAAAATGATGATATACTGTAATCATGCTCAAGCTCACAGACCCATCTTCACTGCCCCCTGGTGAGTACAGATACACACAGCCAGAGACAGGATTCAAGATCCAAGCAAGAAGCTGGAGTCAGATGCTTCGACAAGTCAGGAGTCATCGCCTCGGTAACGAAGGAACAGACCTCAGTGAAGGCTGGGAAGCACGCCTGGAAGAGGAGTACTGCATCCAGAACTCATTGGATGGGACGCCATGGTGCAGTGACGAGAAGTATTATGCACCGGACCCTGACCGCCCGCTTCATTGGTCAGACATCAGGAACTTCTTGTTCTCCATGATTCAGTGGGTATCAGGAGGCAGGCAACTGGTGAATCAGGAAGAAGCGGAGAGGCGTGCTTCTATTTGCGTTGAGTGCAAGGATTTCAACGTCGATCTTCACGTAGCCTGCCCAAGTTGCACCAGACTTGATGAGTTGATCTCAGAAGTGAAGGGTGATAGGATAACATCACGCGATGGCGAGTTAAAGAACTGCCTTGTGTGCCGCTGTCATAATCAAACATCAATATGGATGCCGAACGAGTCTATTGCGAAGAAGGGTCTAAGCTTCCCGGATTGGTGTTGGAAGAAGGATCAATAGGGACAACCCGATACCCAGCTTCAAGTAACGCTGCTTCTATCTGCTCTGATGCGTTTGCGGACCACACGAATATGGTTCCATTGTCTTCGATGATGGCTGATTCAATGGCGTTGGCACGAATCACAGCATCAATGATGACTGCTCCATTATCCTTGGTTAGGTGATACTTGGCAGCTTCGGACTGCTCATCGTTGTGACGATACGGGTTTCCGTCTGGATCAAATTCCATAAGATTCTCAGAATGGCGTGATGTTGTAGCTCACGTTCTTGGTGACGTAGAACTTTTGCGAGTATCCAACCTCTGCGCAGATAATCATAATCCCTGAAGTTTCTTCGAGCTTCAGGGATGGGTGGGTGTATAGACCCTGAATTATCTCACCATCCTTCAATGAGTGGACGATCATTCCGCCCTTCCAGTTGTCCGTAATAATATCAACGGTAACGCCATTAATAGCCATCCCAGCCAACTCCCTCTGCAACTCAGCAATTTGATTCTGTATTTCTTGTTTTCTGTCCATGCTCCACTGAATCATGGGTCTTGGGTGCTGTCAATGATACAAACTACTTATTATCTTGTTGACTGATTCGGTGAGTTGAGTGTATGTTGGTGAAACAGATTTCGTGAACACCATGAACCCCGAATCCCCAGATTCACAAACCCAGCATCATATATGTGGATGCATGGTTACTCCGAATCATAGGGCCAGATGCCCAATCCATGATCCGTTTGAAGATGAGCCAGGGGAGCCTGAATCAGGTGAACTCATGATTCCATTAGGCGAGGTTCCTGAATGGGTGAGTCGGATGGATGAGATAGAGAGGATCTTGAAGCGATGAACCGATCAGAGATACCCGTTTCATGGATCATGGCTAAGTTGGCCAGTGAGGAGAAGAAATGGGAGGACTCGAAGCGTAGCATCTCGTTTCACAAGAACCGAATCTGGGCGCTCAATTACATACTTGATGAATGGGCGAATCAATGCGCAGAAACAGAGATGGATAGACTTGGGATGGGGGAGAATTGAATCTTATGAAGACACATGAACTTGCAGTTGAGCTACTATCCCTACCCAACCTCACTGCCGTCATTCCTGGATCAGGTGACGATGAAGGAAGTTTCGTTGAGGTGGGTAGCATCGAGGAACTGAGCGCCAAGTATCTTGCTACTGGGGCGGTGATGGAAAGAAGCGGGGAATTGGTGGTGATTGATTTATGAAGCGATACAAACACAACGGAAACATCACAAGGAGGTATGATCGTCTCGGTGATACTCGAATAGATGAGGTTAAGACCATCATGGAGGAGGACTACCGTGGTGACTGGGTGAAGTTTGATGATGTCGAAAAGATCATCAAGTATCTAGAAGATCAGATACCGGAGAAGCGCATCGAGAGACTTGAGAAGAGGTTAGGGCTTGTGAGTGATGGAAAGTGTCCAGAATGTGAATCTAAGACCCGTGGATGGGTGTCTCCATCTGGATTACTAGCTCCTGAGATGTGGGCAACACTGAAAGAGCAAGGAATCAACCCAGCATCAGGACACAAGAAGGGTTGCTCACTAGATCACTGAACTATGAATCATACAAACGGATGCCCGAAGTGCGGAAGGAAGGATCTGAGAACCTTGACTTGGCGCGAGCTAGGTATCGAGGAAACAAGTCTCGGGTGTTGGGATTGTGACTGGGTCACTTATCCGCCCGGCATCAATGCTGATAACTGGCAGCAGAAGATGCGTGATCACAAGGAATCTATGAAGCGTGACTCAATGACCGATGCGGAGATGTATGAATTCATCATGATGAAAAACCAATGAAGATCATCACACAAAAAATCTGTCCACCCATCCCGATTCGATGCTACGACTGGGTTGCATGGTATGGTGGCAGGGAGGATGGAGTAACTGGGCATGGGGAGACGGAGATAGCGGCAATCTATGACTTGGGTGATCAGGATGAGACTTCGGATACTCGTATTGTGTGCAAGAATACTGATGCAAATTTAGCATGTAGTCGATGCGGTGGAGAAATGATGCATACCATGATTGATGGATTCTGTTCATCATGTGGCTTTACATCAAGAACAGACGATCCATAGTAACTCAACAATACCCGCCACGCTTAGAGAGCCTCACGGCTTGCTGGTCTAGGAGAACCTGGACGATGCGCAAATCGGCGGGTTACTTGTTTTGTGGGTTGTATCCTTCAACCAGCATCTTGAGAACTTGCTCATCCCTTAGTCTTGCATCAACAAAGCATTCCGCTTGAGGGGTAAAGCTCAACTTCCTATACCTGGTTTCGACGGTCCTTATAGTCTCGAATCTGGCGAAGTGCGATGAATCGTCATCATAGACTGATGGAACTTGGCGGGGATGAAGGGAATGGATTGTCCACTCACCAACATGATCAGGAACATCGAATCTCTTGCCGTCTGCTTGGCCTCCGATGAATAGGTATTCGTGGGTCATTTTCTAGTATTCAGGGTTTGTTTCGGCGGTGAGGAGTGAGAGGCAGAGTGACTGGGTTTCTGGATCAGGTTCGTTTCTGCCTTGTTCCCAGTTGCGGAGGCTCTGGACCTTCTTGCCAATGATCTTAGCAGCTTGGGTCTGGGATAGGTTGCCACGGGCTGCTTTTATTCTGGATGCGAAGCTGGATGGATCTTTGGGCAGGAGTTTGTGGTAGATGAGTTCCTGGCAGTGGGGGCAGGTAATTGGTTGTTTCATGGGTGGTTAGATTGGATTCAGGACGTTTCCAGATGCGTCGATCCATGCTTGGGTTGGGAATGGAAGCATCAACAACTGTGAAACGTGAGCCCTTCCCCTATCGGTGCATTCATAGTAGAACTCATCTGGCTGCTTAGTCTTTTGAATCATCCCTAATTCATGTAGCTCTTGCTGGTAGGTTTCATTGACTCCTCCGCTTCTTGGCCATGGAGAAGGATAGGAATAGGCGTGGAGAAGTATCTGGAGATGCAGTGGAGTCAAGAGTTCTGGTTTCATTGGGTGTATAAGTAGTATACTTGGATACATGCGCAAGCATAGACTTAAACATAGTTAGTGACGGCACACAACAGATTCCACCCTACATAGGGAGAAAAGCACCCATAGTACGCAACTCCTCCTTAGTCCTACGCTTCCTCTTAATGCTGGTGATCCGGTTATCCTTGTGTGATCCATACTCAGCAGCCCTCTCGAAGAATGTGAGTCCACGGGAGCGGCAATCTTGAATCGCCTCATGGAGATCCATGCCTTGGGTGATGACTCGTTGATACATGGATGCGTAGCGGGTATCAGTTTTGCGGCAGATGGTGGTAAGCGACAGATTCTGTCCTTCCCATTCAAAGATTCGGTTAGCTCTAGTGTTGAGCATCTGGGTTGATCGAGTAACCCATCTTGTGTTACCGGGTTCATAGTTGCCGTTGTTGTCTCTTCGGTCCAAGGAGAACTGTTTCGATGGGCGCTTGCCGATGTCTCGGTAGAATGCAGAGAAGTCGTTGATCCACAAGTCACACATCT